TGTACACCAGTTACTGTTCCAAAATCATCAACAACTGCAACGTGAATTGCATCATTCTTTCCACTTCTTGTGGCAGCATAGTTATTAGTTACAGGTCTTGGAGCAAGATTCTTCCAGAAGATAGTAGAATTTGTCAGACCAAGTGTCTGTTGATCATACCAGTCAACAGCAGTTGCTGCAGCAATGGTTTTAACATTAGCACCTGTAGTTGCCTCTACAAATGTCAGTGTATCAGCAGCTTCAATTGATCTGCCAGGATTACCTACCTGATAAGTAATAGGATACTCAGTTCCTGAATCAGTTGCCATTCCAGAAACTCTGGAGAGAATTCTAACATCAATACTACTCTTCATATTAGAAGTAGTATCAGTGGTAACACCAGTGATAATACCTTTTAGGTAACCAGTGAAGGTAGTAGTTGTTCCAGCACCAGGTGTATTTACTGAAGACAGTTGTACTGTAACACCAAATCCAACAGTTGCACCAGCACCAACAGGACTTGTGGTTGTAATACCAATTGTTTGGTCTGCAAAGTTATCAATTGTACAGACCTTAAGGTTTGTATTTATTTCACCTGCTTCTCTTGCTGCATAGAACCAATCAGATGCAGTAGAATAATTTTCTTCATAATCATCATAGTTTTTGATTTTTACGCTTGTTGAAGCAATGGATACACCAGCATTTGCATTCTTCAAATTTGAACCATCTATTCTAGCTACCTGGAGAGTGCCACCGTATGAAAGGAATTCAGATGCAACCATCCAATCCTCATAGTGCTTATCGTTGTTTTGGGGCTTACCAAAAACATTAACAAGCTGACTCTGACTAGTAATCAGAATTGTTTCTTCAATTGGACCACTTTTAAATGGTGCAGCAATAGCACCAACATTATCAAGAACATTATCAGCTCTACCAACTGTAAGGTCAATCTCCCTGACCAATACACCTGGAGATAATTGAGGAGTTGCCATTTAATAATCTCCTTAAGTTCTCAGATTAACTAAAAATATTTATTATTTTCAGGGGTTTCATTGGGGAAACAAGAAGTGAACTACCAATCTGGATAAACATCAGTTGTATATTTTTCTCTTCTTGCAACAACTCTCTTTTTACAACACTCCTTACATTCATATGAATATGATGAAGCAACTGGTCCTCTATCTTTTCTTGTTCTGTAGAATCCATCCACAAGATTTTTCTCCTCACCACAAACTCTACATTTTCTTATATCAAGCAGTAGATGACCTAGATTAAACTGCTCATCAAAGTCCATTACTTATAATCCCACATATAAGACATGTCACCATACTCATCAGTAAACCATCTATCACCTTCATCATCTACAAATGTATTATCTTCAAGACCATCATTGATAAAACCAAAAGGTGCCATATCCTGTTCTATTTGATTCTTCTGCTCATCATATAATCTTTTTCTTACATCCTGGTCAGTCAATTCTTTGAAGTAATCCTGTGCAACCAACCAAGCATAGATGACCAAACACATGGCAAGGTCATCATTACATCCTTCTTCTGCCTCAAATGAATTATGTTTAGAAACAAAGGTTGTGAGTTCTGAGATGATCTCATAGTCATTAATGAATAATTTATCTTCTTCAATCAATGTTTTGAGGTTCAAAGAACCCACTTTTTTAACTGTCTTGGACATCTTCAATCCAAGTTGAGTTTTTGCTCCTGAGAATCCTTGCCCAACAATTTGTCCTGCTCTTCCTCTCATTGAGCACATAAGTAAATTTTGATATTCTAAGTCATACTGAAGAATACTTGCTACCTGATCTCCAATATCATTTACTTCACATAATACAAATGCTTCATTGTATTTTCTTGCTACCTCCCAAATAACATTTGGAAAAAGCATAGGTTTAATGGTGTTGTTTCTATACTTTGCCACAACCTTATGTGGGAACTCTGTAATATCTGTGACAATAAATGCAGAGTAGTCATTACCAACTCCTCTTGCTACGTCAACAGACATTACATAGTCATGTTTTTTCTTTGGTGGTTCATATACATCTAATCCTGCACTTCTCTGAATAGGATTATCATAAATTAGATTCTTAAGTTTGCTTGGTGCAATGAGAGTATCAACAGATCCTAAGAACTCACACTCAAACTCAATCTTGAACTGCTGTTCAGATGTGTTTTTTATAGTCTGCTTCTTCCACTTATCATCTCTACCTGGAACTTCAGACCAGTGAACATCAGTTGGAATATATTCATTACTTCCATTCTCTGCATCATGCCACATCCTATAGAAGTGGTTCATGCCATGAGGTGTTGAAACTATGATGACTTTTGTGCTTTTACCAGAAGTAATAGTAGGATAAACAGATGCAAAGAAGGCATCAGCAATGTGATTTGGAACGAACGCGAATTCATCCAAGAAGAGGATATTGAACGACATGCCTCTGACAGCACTTGCAGATGTAGAAGCTGCCAATATCTTACTGCCATTTTCTAACTCCAATGAACCTTTGTTCCATGATAAGATACCCTGCTGCATCCACTTTGGCAAGTTCTCATAAGCAATCTGTAACCTACTTAAAAGTTCTCTAGCGGTGCTTGCCTTGTTAGCGAGGATGCCAATATTAACACTGTCATTAAAGACGACATGGTGAAGCAGAAAAGAAATAACAGTCGTGCTTTTGCCAGTCTGTCTTGGCATTTTGCAGATGTTAAACCTATTCTGGTAAAAATTGTTGATAAGTCTTTCTTGGAAGTCATAAGTCTTGAATGGTTGTAGACCATGATCAAGAGTCACAATCTTGACATAGTTTTGTGCAAAGTAGACAGGGTTATCCTTACACTTCAAATACTCTTGAATATTTTCTTGAGTAAACTCAATTTGAGTATTTGCTTTTTTTAGATTAGGATTACCAAGATAAATTTCACTCATAAATCAATCAGCAATTCCAAGCTCTAAGGGACTTATTTATTCTGCTATTAGGATCATTAGCAGTTTTAGCAGAGGTTAACTTCTTTTTCATACCTTTCATTCTCGCACAAAAGCTTTTTCTGCGAGGATTGCCAACTTTCTTTGAAGGTGCCTTAAGATCGCTTCCTGGGTTTTCACGCTCATACGACTTTCTACCCTTTTCATTTAATCCTCCTGAATCACTTTTTCCAGACTTTTTTGTCCAGGCAGCACCCTCCTCAACCTCTTCAACTTCCTCTCCCATAGTCAACATGGGTTCACCAGGTTCATATGGTGTCATGTCAAATCTAGAAACCTTACATCCAGGATATACCTTTTCAAGTGCATCCTGAACTTCAGTTCTTGTAGGTCTACTAACTTCTGGGAAGAAAATCTTCATCATCATATACTTACCCTTCCAGGTAAATGATACAAGGTAAAGATTACCAGTTTTGGCAGGTACTCTCACTGCCTCCTCAATCTTTTTTGCAGTGGGGCACTCCTTTTCTCCATGAACAGGACACTCCTCTCCAACATCATTGTGAGCACAACCTTTCTTTTCTTCCAGTCTGTGCTGCACACTCTCACTGGTTGCTTTTTTCCAACTTCCACCTGCTGCCTTGTACTTCTTAGCAGCCCAACCATTGGCATAGGCAGAGGGATAGACATCAAACTTTGCTTTTGCTTGTGCCTTGAATTTAGACCAGAGTGAAGGATTGGTAGGAACATTCTTTTCTACAAGAAGCCACTCTCTTTCACACTCAATCTTTTCAAGAATTTGTCTCACCATGGGTGAGGAACTCTCTTTAATTTTGTTTGATGTCATGATTGGTTTTCCTCCTTTGCCTGGTCTGTCTGCAACTGGGTCTTCTCTTCTTTTACGTCTTACAGCAGCTGCCCTTTCTGCTTTAGACATTTTTGCTGCCTTCTCATTAGACAGGCATTTGGGTTTACCTTCACCCTCACCTCTAGCACATTTACCAATTCTCTCACCTTTGGTGTTGTATCTATCCCAACCACCACCACCTTTTCCACCTTTTGGTCCTGAACCAAACCAATCTCTCAAATCTTCACTTACAGCCCCACCATTGCCATTTCCATTGCCATTACCATTGCCATTCTTCTTACCATTCTTGGTTTCAGAATCATCATCTACAGAGTGACCATTCTCTTTACGAAGCATTCCAGCAGGTCCAACTACTTTGAACCCTCTTGGAATATCCTTACACTTTTTATCTGTGTAACAATAATATTTTCCATCTGGACACTTCTTTTTCATTGATATAAAATAAGGTCTCTCTTTATTTATCAACCATCAAGTGCTACAGTAAGACCAAGGGACATACCAGGCAGTGATATCCAAGAAGTTCCATCATAGAACTCTAATTTTTTAGTTGTCTTATTGAATATCATTGCACCCTCAGTAACTGTAAGTGCATCTCTTTGTGTTGTTGTAAGGCAAGGTGGATAGAAAGCACCAGTTGTTCCTACTGTTCTTATTTCTGATGCTTCAATCTTTCCAGTAGCACCACTAATTGTAATCCCTGTTCCAACATTAATTGAGTTATCAGAACCATTTAATGTAATTGAACTTGTTCCAATTGTAAGAATACCAGTTACTCTTGCATCACCCTGTACTACTAAATCCTCTGAGAATGTTGTAGCTGAACCAATTCTTGCTGTGGTTGCACTTATTACTCCAGTTATATTGACACCAGTTGAGATGGTTTCAAACTTTTCAGCATTATCATAATAAAGTCTTACACCTTCATCATCTTGGAATACAGCAGATGACTTGCCTGACTTTGCCTGAATGATAATATTACCACCATCATCATCATTAACATTATTTCTTATGAAGAGAGGTCCTGTATTGTTATCAATGAAAGAAGTTTGACCACCACCACTAACACTGTGATAAAGTTGTAAATCAGCACTAGCACCAATATTTAACTTTTTATTATCATTGATGATGTTAATATCATCTCTACTGGTGACAATTCCAATAGAGTCAATATTTTTAACATCTTCATAAGTTGCAATTCCAGCGACACTTAAGTTTCCTGAGAGTACAAGATTTGTTCCAGTTGTATTTTCTGCTAGTGTGGATGCATCTCCACCACCAACAGCAGTGCTTGCAATACCAACCCACTTAGAACCATTATAAATTAAAAGTTTTCCTGTTCCTGTGGTCTGATCAAAAGTAACATCATCAAGATCTTTTATAAATCCTGCTCCACCACCACCCATGGTGGATAGTTGAGTTTGAATTCTATTAACAAACAACCTGTAGTGTTTTGACAGGTCATCAAGAGTCGCAAATTTCTGATCAAGAGGAGTCAATGGATCAGTTTGTCCACCAGCAGTCTCCTTCTGACTAGGTGGTTCATTTAGTAGACCCTCAGCAAGATCAACTTGTGCTTTTTTAATATCTGCAGATATTTTCTTAATATCTTCAAGACAACTTTTAACACTTACCTTGACAAATTTGACATCTTGTTTAAGTGAATCAATTTCATTGTCATAATGTTTGATTTCTGGAAGAGAATCAAACTTTTTACTTACCTCTTCCTTTAAATTGGTGAAATATGACAGAATTGTCTCATCTGTTTTAACACTTTCCTTGTTAATCCTCTTGATTTCTGTCTCAAGAGTTTGTTTTAGTTTATTTTGCTCTCCTAAAAGTGCTTTTTTTAGTTTTCTGTCATCATCTTTAAATTCATGCTTATGATCATAAACTCTTAGAGTAATTTCTTTGAGTTCTTTATAGATTTTGTCCTTAGATTCTGAATATACATTCTTAAAATCTTTAAAATCAACTTTTTGCTCAAAATCCTTGACTTCAATAGTTTCAATTAACTCAGAAACTCTTGAAGCAATGGTATCTTTGATTAAATCAAAGTGAGATTCTACCTTTTTAAAGTCATCATCAATGACTCCAAAGGTTTTTCCAATCCATGAGAAGTCTGGAACTTCATTTACCTCATTAACCCACTTTGGAAAAGTGGGAATGTTGTTATTTACCTCTTCAATCCTTGACTTTAGTACATCAAGGTCATTTTCGTAATATTTTACCTCAGGAAGAGACTCAATTTCTTCCTTAATTCTAGAAATTTTACCATAAATTAACTCAATATCACCTTCATAGTACCTTATTTCAGGGACTTCAGGAATTTTTTGCTCAATTTCAGATAATTTTACCTCAAATTGCTCATTTTTTGCCTTAAGATCATAAATTTTGTCACTTTTAAGGTCATACTGTGAGAAATTTTCTTGAATTTCTGCAATTTTTTCACTTATTTCACCAATTTCTTCATCATATGACTTAATTTCAGGTATTTCAGGTATATCCTTCCTTACGTCATTGACTAATTTAACCAGTTCTTGCCACTCTGGTGCTTTTATGACGTCAATAACCTCTGCAAATGTGTTTCCATTTGCATCTTCAATAGTTTCTTCTTCAATATGGGTCTTATATTCTTCTACTGATGGTAATTCTTTTTCTTCTTCAATAAAATCCTTATAAGAGGGTAGTTCACTATCCTCTAGATAATCATTTATTGACGGCAAGTCTTCTTTATTAGACATTCTATTAGTAATAATACTTTGGGATTTCTCTCCCTGATGTATTATTTATCAGGATAAAGTTTTTTCAATTTTTTCTTTCTTTCTATTTCATCTTGTTCTTGTTTATTCAACACAGGCCATCTTTGTAATCTCAATGAAATCATCATTTGTTTGAGATTTGGAAATTTCATTATTCATAAAGAAGGGGGGAGGGAGCCCTTATTTATCAGGATTATTATTCTTCAGTAATTTTTGGAGTTCTGCTGTTGAACCAACAAACAAAGCATTGTTGACTGTGGTTGGACCTTTACTTACTTTCTCTTCTTCCACATCTTTCAACTTTTGCTGCAAGGTCATCAGTTTATCAGTAGCATCAGCAACATTCTTAATTAATTGACCAGCAACCTCATATGCCCTTGGCATCTCACTTTCCTGCGCTAGCTCTAAAATACCATTAATTGCTTCCTGACCTTTTTCAATAATTGAATATAGATTTCCTCTGGTATATTCATAGTCTTTCTCAACATCACCTTTTGTAAGGTGTGCAGGTTTTTCCTTTCCAGGGGTTACATCAATGATATTATCTTCAGTCATTAGAATGTACTCCCATCAAATCCAAAGTTGTCCCCAATATCAATGAAGTCAGCATCTGCTGCCTCAATGCCAAAGATAGATGCTCCAAGAGCATGATTTGTAGCAGTGGTTTTATCTTGTGCTCTAATGACAGTTATCTTATTGCCATTAACCTTTTCAACAAACATCTCTTCCTCACCAATTGTGATATATTGTTTCACAGTAATTGATGAACCATTTGCCACTGTAATTACAGTTTCTGTAGTATCAACATCTTCAGCAATCTCAGTCAATACATTACCATTGTAATCTTTGGTTGCTCTAGGAACAACTCTGTAAGTGACATCTCTCTCATATGCCTGACCAGCAGTTGTTCTATTACCAGAAACATATCCAATCTGTACCTTCTTGATAACATCAGTAGAGACATCAGTGATGGGACCATACAGATATGTTTTAGCAGTAAATCTTAAAGTATAAACTAGTACTCTTCTTGTATCAAAGTTTCCTTCATAGTCATCAACCATTGATACATTTTCCAGTTGAACTGGAACATTAACAACCTCTTTAAGTTCACCTAGAAGTTTGATGGGTAATGTGTAAGATGGTTGAAAGTAAGGTAAAATTTGTTCAGTAATTTGAAGCATGTCATCATTTAACTTTGTCATGATTGACAGTTCAAAACCCATGTTATATGGAACAGGCATGTAGACCTTTTTGGTCTTTGTTCCACTAGTAGTTACAGGATGAAAAGCTTGTGTTTGAGTTGCTTTTCTACCAGGATCATATGTCAGATCAGTAAACTCAAATGACATTCTAGGAAGAGTCATTTGAACAGGTTTGTTTAGATCTTCCTGCTGCTCTAATCTTGCCAGAAACTTTTGAGTAGGTCCATAAGCAAGAGGAACTTTGATGACACTGTAAGTATCATCATTTGCATCCTTCTTATGAATTTCAATTCCATTGAATAAAGATCCAAATGCTATGATTACAGATCTGAAGATCTCATTATAGAAATGCTCAAACATGGTGTCATTACTGTTACAATACTATTTAACAACTTTTTAATTAAGGCATTCCAAAGGGATTTGTCTTACTGAAGTCAATGATATCATCTGCTCTGAGTTCAATATTATCATTATCAGCAAATGGATCAACAGTATCAAACTTATCTTGCGTTTTCATTGAATGTCTAGCACCAGATTCTTGACCAACAATTGTTTCACCTGGTGTGAATGTACCATCAACAATGGATACCTCAAGAACATTGTTAGCAGCATCATAAGACTTGACTCTTGCAGTTGTTCCAGAGGTTGCTCCAGTTACAACTTCATTGAATATAAATGAACCAGTGCTTGTAGAAACAGGTTCAGAAATTGTGATAGTTGGTGTTAACACATATTGACTACCACTGTTTGTAATTGTTACACTTGTAACAACACCAGCAGCACTTGTGTTTGCAACTCCAATTGCTGTTGCAACACCTGGTTGAATGTCAACATAATTCTTAAATCTTGAATCATTAGAGATTGTTACTACAGGTGTAGACAAATAACCTCCTCCACCATATGTAACTCCAATGCCTGTAACAATACCACATTGATCAATACCAAATTCAAACACTGAAGTTGCAATTCCAACATTTGTTGATGCTTGATTGATTGTAATTGAACCAGCACCAATTCCACTTACAAAAGTGCCTGCCTTTACAAAGTTATAAAATTTATCATGACCTACAGCAAGTCTGACTCTATCACCAACAACTATATTTGTAGTGGTTATACCTGTAATAGTTGTAGATGTAGTAGATAAGGTTCCAGTTGTTGATATTGAATTGAATCTAATAGTTGTAAATCCAAGTGCTCTAAATTGTTCATTTTCACCGCCAGGACCACCAATAGTTACAGTTGGGGCAGTAATATATCCATATCCACTATTTCCAATACTAATTGAACTTACAGTTCCTGCAACAGAAACAGTGACAGATGCTGTCGCTTGAATTGGTGCTGGACTTCCACTGAAAGATATTGTAGGAGCAACAGTATATCCTGCTCCAATTGTTGCACTTGTTCCAACTGCCCAAGCATCATCATTATTAAAGGAAACTGCAGTGACTATACCAGTAATAGGATGTATTGTTGCAATACCAACAGCAGTAACTGTTGGTGCATCCATAGTTCCAGATGTAGTGATTGCAACAGTAGGTGCAGTTCTATATGCTCTACCTGTAGTGCTAAAGGCAATAGAAGCTGGATTTATAGATGTTCCAGTAATTCCTATGGTTGCAGAAGCAACACTTGTTCCTGGATGAGTAAGTGTAACTCCTGGAACACTTGTATAGAATTTGCCTCCAGTTGTCAATCCAATGGTTTCTACTGTTCCTCCAGTTTCTGCAATGCTATCAAGGGTGGTTGTTGCCTGAGCATTATTTCCACTTCCTGTTGGTAAATCAAATACAACTGAGGGTGCCTGTTTATAGAATGCACCACCAAATACTCCTCCTGGGAAAAGATAAGTTGCTACACCAATAGTTACATTGGCAGAAATAACGCTTACACCTCCACCTACTATTGGAGAATCTAAAATTGCTGTTCCTAATGCTCCAACATGAACTGGGGTTGATATACCAACAGTGGGAGCACCAACATACCCACTACCACCTGAGGTAACAGTGATTGGATGTATGCCTCCAATAGTCTCAATACCCACAACCTTAGCAGCAGCACCATCACCACCCCCTCCTGTGATTGTTATGATTGGATTTACAGTATATCCACAACCAGGATTTGTCAGATGAATTGCTGTTATAGTTCCACCTTTTGTCCCATCACAACCAATATAATCACTGGTAAGAACTGCTACTGCCTCAGCATCTACACCACCTGTAGGAGCAGATGAAATAGCAACTGTTGGCTGTGAAGTGTAACCACCTCCCATATTTGTAATATTGATTCCACTAATAGCACCAGAGCAAATACCAGCAATTGATGCAGTTGCTGGTAATGCAACACCAATCAGTTGTAGTTTCTGGATGTATCCAATCTGTTCAATCTCATCATCAATTGTCTCTACGCCAGTGTCAAGAACCTCATCCTCATATCTGTAAAGTTGACACTTGAGGGTATAAACGTAGTTCTTCTGTAATTGATAGAATGGTTGCTCATGTTCAACATAATTAATCTCAAACAACCTGTCACCAAGTGGAAAGTAAATTAAATCACCTTCCTTTGGTCTAGTTGCAAGTTCAATATTAGGAATATCCTTGATAAGAGGTGTAACATAATTTTCATATCTCTCTCTTGATACAACTAATGTCAGATCATCCTGCTCTTCAATACCAAACTTTGACAGGATTGTTCCCTGACCACCATATCCTTCATAACTATCAAGATATGCTTCAATAGGATATGCATTGTCAAACTCAGATTGAATTACTTCTCTTATAACAGTGTTTTTCTTGACATACCTTCTTGGGATGTAATAGATTTCAATCCCATACATCTGCAACTGTTCGTTGACTAGACTTTGTATGAGATTCTGCTCTTGCTTAGAGTTGTTTAGAAAATATGGATTGAGCATAACATCAACCTATCATATCCATTGGTGGTAACTCATACTTACTTAGCATTTCAACCTTTATTTCATCAAGTTCTCTTTGAGCATCATCAAAGAGTTGCCTTCCATTGAATTCAATGCCTCCAGGTAGTTTTACACCAGTGAATTTGATAAGGTTTTGACCCCACTGTCTCTTGATAAGAGAAGTTAAATATCTCTTCAGGAATGGATCATTATACACTCTTGTGAAATCATTAGGATTCAGTGCTCTGTAACATTCAAGGATGATAAACTCATCTTCCTTCAAATTATCCCAATCAACATCAAGATACATTCTATCTTGTCTAATATTAAATCTAATTCTCTTATGAGTATTCAGGAGATAATCCATTGTCTCCAAATAACTCATTGACATTTGATATGATAGCAGGTCAGTGCTTCCAAAGTAGTAAATGTCATTCAAGAACAATTGATACTTGAAACTGAACATATTGGAACTACTTGCTGCCTGAGCATCATCATACTTAAATATCTTTTCAATACCTATTACTTGAGGTGGAATCTGAATATAATTGCTGTTCTCATAATAAGCAAAGTTTGTAGAATCACCACCAACTGTGGTGTTAACTGTAGTTGATGTAATTCCAGTTTGTGTTGTTGCACTGGATGCTCCAGGAGGTCTTGCTTTACCTCTCTCAACATCTTTTTCAGTAATTTGATATTTTAAAAATGTCTTTTCAACACCATCATAATGCCTTTCTTGAAAATGTTGAATGGCATCATCCATCAAGTCTTGAAGTTGTTCTTCAGCGACATTAATTTCTAAGACAGGGGCACCTAACTGTCTTAAGCAATAATCTATAAGTTCTTGTCTTGAAGAAGGTTGTGCCATTATACACTATATCCTTTTTTATATTTAGGAGACTGGGAGACCCCCCTCTACTACTACATTTCCAGACACCATCTTATAAACTGTAGATGCTGAACTAACAACATTAATATCATAATAATATCTTCCTGGTTTCAAATCTTTTGTTATAGTATCTGTAAGTGAAATATTAAATTCACCACCAGCAGCACTGGTTATGCCTGCAGTGAATCCTTGAATACCACCAGTTGATGATCCAATGGAAACACTTTTTTTCATCTTTGCATGGATCGCATAACCAGATAAATCAAAAGCAGACTTGTTTTCTTTATTGACTTTAAATGTGGATCTAAAGTCAGCACCCTCTAATATTGTAAGGTTTACACCATACGCAGCATTAGAATTTGGATTAAAGGTGATAGTGTTGTTAGCCATTGATTACTGCTTTTAACATTGATTTGATTTCATCTAGATCACCTTTCAAATCATCAACTTTTCTTTCAAGGGAGTCAACTCTTTCTGTATTAGATTTAAGTTTCTCCCTATTTTTTATGTATGATTCAAATTCATTTTTATTTGTATTAATGATGGCATTTGTTCTGCCATCTCTGGACAAATTTTTATTGCCCTCAACAGGAATATAACTCATGCCAATGCAATTGCTCTAAGGTTTCTAAATTGTGGAACAACTGCCTGATTTGTAGATGTTCCAATCAGTTTAAGTCTAAATGACTTGAATGGAGGAAGATTATCCATAGTGAATTTATATTCAGTAAAGTCATTTAAAGCAGGAGTTTGAGTCAATTTGTCATTCTTCTCCTTTCTTGTGTCAGGCGTTCCATCTGAAGCTGCAGGATTAATTACCTGACCATATGGGTCAATATTATTAATACCTGGGAATGGTTTAAACTTAGTTTCATTTGCACTTACATCTTGATCAAGTGCATAGAAAATTCTTACATCACTTGTATTAGCAATATAAGCATCAATAAACACTTTTAAAGATGTTGCAGGGTTCTCAAGAGTAACATTTTTAGTAACATAAATCATGCTGTTAGGATCATCAGGAATGCCAACAACTCTTGGATCTTGAGCAAAATTAGTGATTGGACCATCAACTCTGTTAGATACGAATACAACAGATGAATGATTCAAATCAACCATTGGTGAAATTCTTCTATCATAAGTTAAAAGATCAAGATTAAGGGTGAATGACTTATTGCCAGGAAGTGAAGTACTGGCAGATAGAACTTCAGTTTCATTAACATTAGATGCAACCATTCTCTGAGATTCAAAATAGTTCTTTTTATTGAACTGAACATCTTGGAAACCTTGATCAATGAAAGCAACCTCATTACCAGAGACAGATGTCTCAGAAATTGTTCTTGCAGAAGCAAGGATGTATGCACCTTCAGGTGAGGTTGATGTAATATCAGGGACAATTAAGGAATAAGGTATATTATATGATCCTTTGGCAGTATTTGCGTTTGTTGTACCATCTGTTACATAATTTGTCTTAGGAGTAAATGTACCACCAGCACCAGTTCTATTAGTTCCATTTTCTGCCATATTGATCTTTACATGATAAGAGTCAATTGCCAATGGTTGATTTTTAGTCACTTCACTAAGATTGTGAATTCTATTAATTCTTCTTAATGACACACCATTAAATTCATACTTAGTTACAAAATCATTTACAACATGACTTGCAGCAATACCTTCTGCTGCTCTACCAATACCAGTCAATGTTCCAGTAACACCTGTACCAGAGGTTATACCCTCATATTTAATAATCTCATCTCCAATTTGAACATATCCTGGGTTAGTGTTTGAAACACCAACATTTTCAAATGTCTCAAACCCATTAGTATTTGCAATTGAGATATTTGCAGTTGTATCTCTTGCAATGTTTGTCAAGAGACTTGTGGGTTTGCTAGTTCCTCTTACACCTCTAATTTGTACTCTATTAGTATTTTCATACATTCCATGATTTCTTTGATTAATCTTAAGGTGTAAACCATCAGATATAACTACAGTGCTTGTTGGTACAACAGATCCAAAAGCACCAGCATTTATTGACAATCTTGTTCCAGCAGTTGATTCATATTCAAGATAATCAAGAGCGTTTGTGCTGAAATCACCTTGGACATTTTTAAGGAGCAATGAATTGAAAGCAGTGAGAACTCCAACTGTAAATTCAGCTCCAGCACCAAGACCTTTTGTTCCTACTGTAATGGGTTTGAGAACATCACCAACAACATAATTACTACCACCACTTCTAACTGTTGCTGCAATTGCTACACCATCAAGAATTGTGATATCTGCAGTGGCGTTAATTCCTGTTCCAGTCACTGCTGTCAAACCAACACCAGTGAATGTAAATGATCCTGCAGATGGTGTAAATCCAATACCAGAGGAAGTTACACTCATACTACCAGTAACAATACCAGCAAATTGTTTTATGAAACCATATGCTCCAGTGTTTCTTTGAATAATCTTATTTCCCACAACAAGAGGATTAGAGGCACCATCTTGATTGACAGTTGTTCCAATACCAACACTGATTTGTCTTGATTCAGCAATAATGGCACCAGGTGGAATTGCTTCATTCTTTTCATCAAGTTCTGGATTATAGAATTGAACATTCCCAGATCCTACAAAGTCACCTCTATGGAGGACAAACTTCATATCCTCATATTGACTTGGTGTCCAAACTTTTGCATTCTGTGATTTGAATAATGAACCAAGGAGAGGTTGCTCAGTAACTAGAACTCTACCAGACTCTGTTGCAAGAGTTGTTACATCTGCTTCACCAAGTCTTGAAATCCAAAGATTATATGTTGTAACACTTGACATGACAACCAGTGCATAATCAGCACCAGGTCTTAGATATACAGGTGATTCAAATCTAAATTCAGTTGCTACTGTGCCATCTTCAGAGACATTAACATCATCAGGATCTAAAGTCACCTCAGAATATCCTAGGATATTCTTATTAGGAGTACCCATTGTTGTCTCCCTAATCTGAACAGTGACAGGAAGAATTTCATCTTTTGTTTGGAAGAAAAGGTCTACCTTAGTTGCATAGATTCCTGACTTAGAATCAATTTTAAAGGTTTGTGCAAGAGGGTCACCTCTTCTGGGGGGTCTTGGTGGGGGTGGGGGTGGAGGTGTTGGTCTAAGAGTTCTGCTGTTAATGATGTCAAAATTTACATCAGAATCAACAGTTTGTGTCTCTGCCTCCACTTCTACTGTTGTTACTCTTGCATTTCTAAGTGAGAGTGTTACCTCTTCAGTTGTATCAATATCACCTTGTGAATAGAAGATTTCTTCTGCTGCAGTGGTAGATGTTCCCTCAATAGTGCTGTTTATAGCGCTACTGGAAAGTTTGAATACATTTCTCCCAGTATTAAATGTTTGTTGTGAAAAATCTCCTTCACCTGGGACATTAAAGCAACCAATTAAAGTACCAACTCTATCAGTAATAAGATTTACATTAGTTACAGTTGCTTCAGCACCACTTGTCTGACCTCTAAGAACCATGGTGGTGGTAATATGACCTCTGAGAGTTGGATTTTCTTCTGATGCCAGACTTGCAGTATCAATGTTGAGAATTGTGCTCTCAGCTGAGTAAACTGAAGGAATAGCATTACTTCTTAGATAGGGATTACTGTCATAGAAATCAGTAGGATTATTAAATGGTCCATACTTATGATTAGCAGCAGCAACTCTGAATCTAATTGATGTAGCATCCACAGCACCAAGTCCTTCTCCATTTGATCCTGGAATAGTTCCAACAACTTCTTCACCAACCTGGAATGTACCAGAATTCATAACGATTTGAACCAGTTTAGGAGTGCATCTTGTAGTTACATTTACATTGTCAAAGAATGAAAATACCTGAGTATTTGGTTTCATTCTAGTTGCTGTGAACTCAATGTTTCTCTCCCTCATGAAGTTGGAGATAGATCTGTTTACAATTCTAGATCCAAGTGATGCTGCCTCTGTAAGAACTTCATTGACAGTTTGCTGAACACCTGTTCTGTTCTGCTCAATATTAATTGTTCCATCAATAGTGGTTGAATTAATAGTTGATAGGTTGGCATTAAATCCACCAAGTCCCAAGTCTCCTGTTGATCTTCCAGTTCTTCTTGAAGCAGCATTAAATGTTTCAGTTTGAGTTGTCCCAGAGAGATCAAGATTGATTCCAGTGGTCTCCCATGAATTCCACAATGTTGGTGCTACACCAGTTCTGAGACCATCATCACCATCTGTTACCTCTGCTTGAAGGGCTTGAGCAACAGATTCAAAGTTACCCTCAATAACTACATCATTAGTCTCTGGAGGAAGTGTGCTTACCCATACATCAGTAGTTGGATTCAAAGCAATACTTCCTTGATAGAAGTCAACCAGGAATGGAGTTACATTTACAACTCTAGTAGCATAAGGTTGTGAAATCTCAGCAAGTTCAGTGTATCTTAAACTAATTACATTTCCAGTTCTCTGAACATTCTGTCCTGAAAGAGATGTAAATCTTGAATCAGTGTTTGTTGTTGTAAAAGTCCCAATCCCAGGAATTGCAGAACTTCCAACTTGTAGATTGACAGCAGTTGCATAATGTGCAGGTCTTAATATTTTTTCAACTGGGTCAATACTATTTCTTATACCAATGGTTACATCTTGAGGTGTGTAAGAGGAGAAGTTATCAATAAAGATGCCAGATTTAAATCTATTCAGACCATTTGCGTCTGAAACAAATGTGTTTAGAGTGTTTTGCTCAAGGAGATTTAATGAAGTATAATACTCAAGGTTTTTAATTCTCTTCTCAAGTTTTGCGATATCATTCATTTGATATCTCTTATGTTCTACAAATTTAATCCTTGAATCTTTTACAGAATAAAGATAAGGTGGGTTAAACACATTTGCAATATTCAGAGATCCAGGAAGAACATCAGGAAGTTCTGGTCTGTCTGAAGGAGCACCAAGAGTTACTTGGATGTCACCATTTCTTGTAAGATACAATCTATCTGCTCTTCCAAGATAGTAATCATATGCAAAGATGGATGATTCATCACTTGCAAAAACATGCTTGCTGCTGTGATTATCATTATTAAATGATCTACCATCAAATTCAAATGGTGAACTTGCTCCAGCAGTCACATTATAATCAGATACTCTTGGTCTTAGATCAATGATATCAGTGTTTCTAAACCCATTTGTCAATTGTACTTCTGTGGAATAGTTACAATTTTGATATGAGTTTGCAGTTGTAATATCTCCAACATCACTAGGATCAAAATCAAGATATCCATAATAAATTAAAAGTTTCTTAGTTGGAACATGTGACTTTGCTTTTCTAATTACTCTTGAAATATCATAAATGTCACTTCTCTGACCATTATCAAATTCAAATGAAGAGGTAACATTTGGTGAACCAGCAGTTATCTCAGAAGTATTTGCTTGCACACCAGAAGTCCCAAAAGAAATAATCTCACCATTCTGGAATTGTTTGTTGTTCAAATATGCAAAGGTAATTGAAGATGTAGAGTTTTTCTCAAGATATACTGCCTTTGCATTACTTAAATTACCAATAAAGACCTCACCAATTGATAAGTCATTTGTATTTCCACTTGGTCCAGTTGCATTACTAATTGTCAGCGTAGGAGCTGAAGGATCATTTACATCAATTGATTCATAAATTGCATGAACAGTGTAGGCATCTGCTTTATTCAAAGAAATTGTATCATCTTGAACTCTTGTTCCAAATGGAAAATCACCGTGGGTAAGACCATCATTCAATGTTGTTCCTGCAAATCCAACTGCATCAATTCCTGAAGTTGGATCAATAGACTTGTCAATAGTGATTTTAGTTACAATATTTTTTCTCTTAATCTTTGCAGTTACTTTTGTTTGTAAGACAGTTCCAATAAGAACTGCTGGTCCATTTCCAGTCAACCCCTTAATTGTTAACTCTGTTCTTGCTGCATTAAATGAAAGTTTGTCACTTGTGAGAACTTGAGTTGTTCCATCATCATTTTGAAGAGAATATCTTTCTTCATCAAAATTAGTCCAAATCTGGTTATCTATATCATCAACACCAATAGCACCAGTTTCACCTGCTGTGCTAATAGTTATATTCTTTTTAACTCTAATAGTGATATTAGACCCATTTAAATTAACAGACTTTACATTCTGATTTGGAAGTGTTGCATATAATGAATTTTTTCCAGCATCATTTCCACTATTTGATGAATCTGCTAGTTTTGTTGTTACAATTTTTAAATCATTTGCATCAAAAATAGAGCTTGGAAGTTGACCATCAACCACACCAGTAACAGTGGTGACACCTGATATTTCAAAATTTGAAGAACCAACAGCAACCACTCTTGCCATTGAAACATCAAAAAGTCCTGGTCTTTCATAAGTAATTAAGTTACCAGTTGTGACAACACCAACAAAAGTGCCTCCATCAAGTGCAGGAACAGTTACAGTTGAAACACCTACACTACTAGCACTAATTCTTGCATTATCAAAGGTTAAAATTGGACTTTGAATTATATCAGCAGTAAATGTATTTGCTGTTCCAACGATACCACGTACTGCTTTTACATCAGAGAGAGAATATTGTCTAGTTGAAATAAGAAATCTTCTCTGATCTTCATCACCATTAAGGAAAACTGGTTCACCTTTTACAAATTCTCCTCTTACATTAAAGAGAGTATGAGCAATACCTGTACTTGAAGTATGAACATATCCAATAGCACCACTTTGTTTTCCTTCAACAATTGATGACTTTGTAAGAGAGGCATCTACATTGAGAATAATTTCATTTTTAAATTCAATATCAAAAATTGAAAGATCCCACTGATTGATATTTGAATTGGCAACATCATACGCACCTGACTCTAAAGCAAAGTCATAAACTCTTGCCTTACCAATTTCTTCACCAGGTGCATTAAATTTGTTTAATCCAACTCTCTGACTTCTGAGAGAAAGAGTGTTGCTGGTGTTAAACCCAATGGGTGCATTTCCAGTAACATTATTAACTTTTAAAGTTGGTGCAAAATCAAATGTTACACCAGTATTTGCCATAGTTCTGGCAGTTCTTGGTTTTGGAACATCAAGGAATTGTGGTGATTTAATTTCAGTCTCAAAACCTCTTACATATGCTCTACCAGGTGAAACCTGATAGATCATTTGATCATCAGAAGGAACATTTCCTCCTTGTGTTAATTGATCTTCTCTATAAACACCTCTATTTCCTTCAAGATTATTCAGACTTTCTTTAATTTTTGTCTGTAATTCTTTAATGTAATAATGTCCTGACTCATCAAATGTTCTTTTTGCTAATTCATTACCAAGTTCATTATACTGTGGACTGTTGTTTATTGCATTTTTAAGAGAACCATTCTGTACTTCAGCAACTTGAACAAAACCTTGCGAATCAAAATTATTGATTGCTTTTTTTGCTAATCTAGCAATAATTTGAAGTCTATCAGCTCCTGGTGCTGTAAAGTTATTAAATCCACTTGCATTATCATAAAGATCATCATCATCATCTGCTGTAATAATTTTTTCTTCAATCTGAAAACCAATTCTGTAACTAGACGCAGTGGTATATTGATCCAGAATGAGAATCTGATCATCTACAGTTACAAAATTACCTCTAAGATAGAAGATACCTGCACTTTGAGTAAATGCAGTACCAGTTCTTGCTGCTCCTGAAATAATTGTATTAGCAAATCCCTCACCAGCAGAAATAAATGAATTACCAAATTCTAATGGTGTCTGTGTTACAAGAATTTCATCATCAAAGAAGAATTCAGTAGAATTTCCATCATCACTAGAATCTTCATAGTTCAGATATAATGTATAGTTTCCATTATCTGACTGTTGATTGGTAATATAAGTAACTACTTTTGCAGTAATTCCAGATGTTCTTCCAATAATTTTTTTTCCAACAAGATTATCAAGATAAAGATTTACTGGAACACCTAAAAATTCTGATTGAATCTGTACACAATGAAATCTAGGTTTATATGATGAATTTCCAGGAATAACAACACTTCCTTCTTTGAAAATGTTGTCACCCATTGCTTCAATCTGTCCTTGTAGGATAGATTGAATATTATTTAATTCTCTTGCCTGAATTGGATAGGCAGGTTTGAATAAAACTTTATTATAGTTTTTAGTTGCGTCAAAATCATCAAAATAAGGAGCAACATTGAGATTAGTTTCCTGTGGCATAATTCTTTAGAATTGCAAAATGATTTTGACGTCTTCTTTCTGGGTGGTAGACCTTGTTACTGGAGGTCTATTATCAACATATATGATATTGCCAGAGTATTTTTTGGATTCAGGATTCGCAACACCCATTGTAAATTCCTGTCCAAGATTATATGTCTTATTATTTATTACAGTACTAATACCTGAAAATGAAGTACTGATCTGCAATGTTGCAGATCCTCCAACAATATTTAAACTACCTCCAGTGTTTGAAAGTGCATTTGCATTGAATGGAATATTAACAAATCCATATTTAGGTGCAGCATTTAAAGTACCATCAGAATTAAATCCTGCATTTGTCCTATCTTGCCAGTACTTAAGAACTCCAGTATTCTGATCATATGAAATTACTCTACCAACTGCTGTAGATCCTAATCCTACAGTCTGTATAATTTCTACATCTGGTGTAAAAGTAACTGAACTATAACCAGCTCCTGTTAATCTTAATGCATATGTTGCAGCAGCTTTATCTGAAGAAAGAAGAGTTGTTGAACCAAATTGCTGAGGGTTTTCAACAAGTCCTACTCTTGCAAACTGATTACCAGTGATAAAATCTGGATTTTCAGTATCATTTTCATATCTTGAATATGTCAGAACATTATATGCTCCAAGTTCAGTGTAAATATCATGACCATGACCACCTGGAGGAGGAATGATTACATTAAACACTGGATTAGTTGAACCACTTATACCCACTTCAGTTAGATCAACTGAACCAAATGTATAACCTGATCCACCATTGGTAACAGTAACTGATTGAACTTTACTGTCAGCATTTACAACAACAGTTGCTTTACCATTTCTTCCATCACCCTTGATGGTCAAACCAGTATATGTGTTAGCATTTCCAAGACCAGCACCCCTGTTTCTAACAGTAATAATTTTTAATTGACCACTTGAAGCAGCATTTGCTTTTACTGTTGAAGTCTCAGTTGTATCTCCCCAGTCATTTGGAACAGGAATATAGTTTGTTGAATCAAACTTAATGGCATCACCAGGTTTGATTGTATAAAGATATTTCCAAATATATCCATCACCACTTGAACCTGCTGCCTTTGGTTCTAAATCTGTAAAAGTTGGTTCATCCAGTGAAGGACTTCCTTTGAAATTATTCTCTGGACTTGCATTATTATAGAGACAAATGTAAACTCTATAATCACTATTCATCACATAATAGTTTGATGTATAGATGTTAAATGATCCAGATGGTTGTGAAGGATTTGACCTTGTGATGTCATTTCTCCACATGTCATAGATGTTTCCAGATGACCAAGTATTTTTTGAAACAACCTGAGTTACATCCCCACTAGTCACCTTCTTCAAGGCAATCATTGTGTCCCAATAATCATTTGACTGATCAAGACTATCTTTTGGAGATGGTGGTGTGCTTTCCCAAGTAGAAGAATAATCAGTGGCATTTGGCAAACCAATAAACGTATAATAAGAATTGCTGCTGGATTGAACTCCAGCAACAAAGTTTTTTGCATTTAATATACGAAGTTGATCAGTTATTATCGCAGCCATTTTATTAGGACTTTTTTGTTTATTTATAGGGGATTATGTGTAGTCCTTGAATTTTAGAGAAGCACTTCTCTGAACAAGACCAGCAGTTGAAATACCAGTAACCCCAGTGCTGTTATATGCATCAAAAGTCTTGGTATTAGTTCTTTCCTCAAAATTTATCTTGCCCCAACTATAATTACCCATGAATGGTCTTACAGTGTGTGCAATACCTGGACCAAATGTATCAACATTACATCTGATTCTCATTACTGCTGTTGTAACACCAGCACTGCTTTCATTATAAACTTTTACCATTTCAGTTGATGCTGAACCAACCTTGTAAACACAATCAAGGAAAGTATTACCAACACCTACCTCAGATGCAAATGTGCTTCCAATTGATAAGAATGTGTCTTTAATGACAATAAGGTCACCAGGTTGGACATTACTGCGTGTTACAGGAGTTCCAACAACACTTGCATCTCTCATGAATGAATTAGTTGGAATGTATGTGTCAAAGAACAATTGTTTTTGTGCTCCAATTGTTGTGCTTCCAACACCAACAATCACACCATAATCACCTGTGTAAGAATTAACCTTGATAACCTCTTTTGTAATTTTAGGTGGTTGAATGTACACCAAAGGTTGTGAAGTATAATTAGTTCCTCCACTAGTGATGGTAACACTTGTAACCACTCCTGCTGTTACAGAGGCAGTAGCAGTTGCCTGAGTGCCCAATGTACCAATGCCTGCAATAGTTACTGTGGGAGTGAAATCATATCCTGAACCACCATCTGTAATAGTCACAGATGATATAGTTCCACCTGTTGAAACAGTGGCAGTTGCAGTGGCATCACTTGTTGAATTTTGAGAGATAAGGGTTACAGAGTTTTGGAATACTCTATTAGAAGATTCATTTGCACTATTGAATAAAGGTCTTACAGTATCAACATATGCAAAAGTAGAATCAATACCAACAGATGATGTCAGATAAGCAGCAGGGAAAATTGCTGGTTCATATTTTTGTCTATCTTTGCCAACAAACTGACCATTAATCTTTTTATCTACAGTTTGCTTACACCAATCAAGAGGTCTTGTTAAAGTTCTATCATTTGCAAGTCCAGGACCACGATAGAGATTAGTTTGTACAGCATCAATTGTTGTT